TCAGATGCAGGAACTCCAGTTCCTATTGGCCCTTGATCTCCACCACCTTGTGGTTGCACTCTACTTACTATACCACTGTGTCTGGGCATACCGTTATCCATAAAACCAATATCATCGTTTGGTTCAACACCAGTGATCTGTCGCCTGTAATTCTCAAGCCCTTGATCTCCACCGCCTTGTGATGGCATCTTACCTAATGTTCTACCAAATTCAGATTGGAAATCTTCAGGACTGTAGTACGTATTAGCCGCATCACCTGTAAGGCCAAATGCAGAGGAGTCTCGCATGTACTTGCCTGTTTCTGCGTTGTAGCTAAAAGACGGGGCAACAGAGCCACCATCTGAGCCAACCTGCGCATTCTTTTGAGCCATTTGGTTCATAAAGTCTACGTTAGCTTGATAGTTATTGCTTTGCTGCGGAGGCTGTTGCGGCATAGGCATATTAGCAACAGGCACAGCTTGGCTCGTGAATTTCTTTCTTCCGCCTTGTCCTAGTTCCATTAGCTTTGGCTGACCTAAATTAGGATCAGAGAATAGACTTGAATTAGTTTGCGTATTATTTCCCGTTATTCCTCCCATTGCTGGCTGCATTTGACCACCGCGCCTTCCCCTTCCCATCATAGGCTGTCCAAAACCGCGCTGTTGTCCTGTTTGCGCAGGCAGTAGAGACTGCTGCGGTCTTGCTATTCCGCTTGCGCCACCATTACTCATGCGAAATACCTCCCACCTGGATTAAAGTTCGGAAATCTAGGACCAGTTTGATGACCCCCTTTGCCCGTAACAGGGTCTACATAAAGCTTGTCATAAGCAGCTACCTGACCTGGTCGTGACTCTTCTAAATCTTTTACCGCCATATCAAACATTGGAAAAGAGCTATAACCTTGGACGCCACCAAAGTCCTGAGCCTGTGGCATACCATCCATTACGTTAGTGCCTGAAGGGGCTAAACCAAAGGCAGCTGCAGCATCAACATTTGACTGCATTGCAGCGGTCTGCATTGGATCGAACGCCGCTACGTCTGGCCCCATATAGGGCATGTAGCCAATATTCCCAGTATCACGCGCAATGTTTAACGCTTCTTTTGACGCATTTTCTAAATATGCTGGAATCTCTACTTTAGATTCTTGGCTTCCGCCTTTTCCACCACCTGACATGTTAAATCTCCTTAGTAAGTGTTGTGAACGCCTCGGTCCACTCATTCTTTTTCAATACTCTCGCCCAACCCTTGCGACCTGCTATAGTCATATCGCTGCATCCTTGCGCTTGTGCAAAGTGCTTTGCTGACTCATCCATATCAACGATCTGATTCATCTCGCCGCCTGCTAAAAATATGTGAAATACTTTCTTGCGTGGGAAGACAATAATTTCTGTTACTGCGCAGCCATTATCTGCAGGCCAAAATTGCATCCGACCAGACACAATGCCCTCAACGATATCTTCAAATATGTGCGTGCCGCCACAGTATTCAAGCGCCGCCTCAATCCAGGGTCTGCACCGTAAAAGCTCTTCATGTAGATTCATTACTGTTTACATCGACTTATTGACACCTGCACTGCAGGTATTGCTGGTACAGGACTTGATGCCGCCGTGTAGGGCAGCGTTAAACCCGTGTTAGAGGCCGCGTACATCACTTTTATATACTGACCAGCGGTTACATTTACAACGGCTGTATGGGCTATTACGCCATCACCATTAACGGCCTGTTTTACTGCAAAACCATCGGTTCCGTTGACGTTAATCCAAAGATACCCTGTATAGCTTGATGAGGACGTGACTTGCGCTGTCACATCAATGCTTAAAACACCGGATTCTGTTACATCAATCTTTGTTGCGTCCGACCCGTTAATCGCTAATCCATCGGCTGATGTTGCGCTGTTAAACGCTACAGCATAGGCCGTATCAGCCTGTGAAGGGGTTTGAGTTGCAGTTGCTACAAAGTGACCGCAACCGCCTTGCATTAAGACTTGTCGATACGCGTTATCTTTAGAAATCACTGGGTAACCAGAGCGATCCCACAGCATAATGCCCTCTAGCGCCGCGGAATCCCCAGAGAGATAATATTTTAGCTGTGATTGGGCCACCAAAAGGCCATCAATAAGACGTTTACCCCATATCTTCCAATCATCGCCAATTGGTTGGGGTAGCTGCGCACTCAACGCCTACCGCCCTCGATGACATTGAGACGCATTTTGCCGGCGCGCCAGTTGTTTAGCTCTGAGCCGTTAATGAGCATCCTGACCTGACGCCCCTGAAATCTTGCGCCGGTTGGGTTGCCAAGTGTAAACGGCCCGTGGCTTGTCTCATCACCATTTGGATAAAATCGCGTCTTAAAGGTTAAGCTAACCTCGCCCTGCGTTCCCTCATCTGGAATAATCTCATTGACGCGCATAACATTGTCTCCAGCGCCCATTGAGATAGGGCCAGACTCTAAATACGGAGCAGAGTCGTGCGTGTAACCAAACTCATGGTTATAGAGGTTACCCGATGCATCAAACCACAGGGGTGATCTAAACGCGCCTAAATCAACGCCTGTTGTACGGGATAACGTACCGATGTTCCAATGCCCTTCTTTGTAATCATACACAACGTAGCGGTTGTTTTCGTTTGAGTCACCTGATGGGTAGAACCACCAAATTTCACCAAATTGACTATTATGGATTGCACATACCTTTGATCTTTGCGCAGTGTTGAGGCTTGTAAAGACATGATCTAGCACATCGCACTGCATCTCTTGTACGGCGTTACCGTTGTACTGATAAAAGCCACCTGTACCCATCCAGAACGCGCCCTGGTCAACGGCGATGGCTGCCTGACGAGATACGATGCCACAGGAACTGCCAACACGCTCAAAACTGTAAACAAACGGAGGGCCAGCATAGGTTGCGGTGTGTGCATCAAGGGTTGTTAATAGTAGTGCAGACCCTTTAACACGAACGCCGCACATAATCTCGCCAGTTGTCTGTAATTCGATATCACCGGCTTGGTTTGTTGTTGATGGTGTCCACTGGTTATTGTTTTCACGATCAGACCAAGCAACCTTTTGCGGATTACCCCCTGCGCCTAAACAAAAGACAAAACGCTCATCAGTTACCATAATAGCGCTGTTATTTACCGGAGCATCTGACAACAACGCCGCAGCAGTTGATGTACTTAGTTGCCACTCATAAACCTTGCCGTCATCCGATGAACACGCAATTAAATACTGTCCAAAGCTATCTAAAGACCAGGTTGTTACTGGATCAGGTACAGCCGCATCACGCGGATAACCATAGGCGTCATTACCATAGGTCTGACCGCCAAACCCGTAGTTAGCGTTTGCATCCTCTGACCCAGAGGTAAGACCGGCAGGCGTAATATCTTGTACCGCAGAGCCTTGGTTTAGCGCATACAGCTTGTTGTATGTGCCAACAGCAATGTGTGTTACCTCGGAATGATCAACCCACGAAACCATGCCGCGTGGCGCTGCCGCTGTTGCCGATGCCTTGCGTGTGGTCCAGCCGCCAATCGGGCGCACAGAACCGTTCTGCCAGCGTATGAAGTTGCCATCAATCCAACGACCCGTTGAATCTAGTTCTGTTCCGTGATTGTAGATGCCAGCAGGCAATTCAAGAGCAACAAGCGCCATAGATATGTTTCCTTACTCTGCTACAGCGTCAGCCGTGAGAGAATTTTTTAGAAGACCGTAAAAGTATTCGTGACCGCCAACCAACTGATCAAGGTTAAACCGTGCAGACTCCATCTTGCCGTTAAGGCTTGCACAGTGACGGACATATATTTTTTGCTCATCGCTCATGTCTTCGAGGTTATATTCAACGTCGTCAACAGTAATGAGTGTTGTTTTTTTCTCGCTCATCGTTGTTGTTACTCCAAATGGTTAAAGTTTACTGTTTAGCCTTGTTTCCCAAGAAGGCGAACCTTTCGAGGATGGCATAGGCCTTTGCCACAAAAATATTGTCTTTTGGTGTGTCAGTGTAATCACAAATAATAGAGGCAATCGTTACAACGGAAGTTGCAAGTACATACAAATCAAATAAATAATCCATTACCAAGGGACTCCAACAGCTATCGCAGGTTCTTTGCTTTCTGCAATCTGTGAGGCTATAGAGTCTTCAACAGCATCAGCATCTACGCCATCTTTAACCCAACCTACTACTACTTCTTCGGTTAGGTCTGCATAGTCTACATAGCCTTCAGCGTCTGCGTCAGGGGTAAAGCCACAAGTTCCATAGCTATTACCTGAGTGAGTTACAGCGTCATCACCAGTACCTACTTCTTCTGAGTCTGATGCGCGCCAGTGTGCTACTACAACACCGTCATCAGTGTTGCGTTCTAAAGTTGAGATTGTCCACGTTACTGCCATTAGTTGTTCTCCAGTTGAGTTATTC